GTATTACACGGCGGATAAGAATTTAGTTTAGTACCTAAGTCATGGTGACCCATCTTAAAAATCAACGCACTCAATCAACCATGAACTCTCAATCTGTCGCTACCTACATCGCCAACCTTGAAAAGGAGAACGCTGAACTCAAACAGCGTCTCCACAAATGCGAAGAAGAAAAAGCTATTCTCGAGTACGAAACTATGCTTCACTACGCCGAAGTGAGTGATAATGAATCGGTTGCTTCTGACGTGGACTCCGACTATATCGAAGTGGAGGACTCTGAATCGGAATCGGAATCGGAATCTGAACCAGATGATTACTTTGTCTGCTATAATTTACCACTCACGAATGCGTTTGATGACCTCGCTCAAGAGGAAGAAATTGTATTCAAGAAATCCGTATATGAAAGAGCCGCCAATATCATCTATCACCTTGATTTCAAACTAACCAACGGTGAGCAAATTTCCCACGTGTATGGTATTGGAAAGGGTGTCATCCAAAAAATAAATGAATTTCTTGAAACTGGTGAAATTAAGAGGTTCAAGACATTCGATACAAATGAAATTATCGCGGAAGAATTGGAATTACTCGCGCGTGTAGAGGAAAATCCTCATAAGAGTGCGAGATATGAAAATGCTGCGAAGGCTATCCGTAAACTTCAATTTGAAGTGACAAACGGTACCGAAATTTCAGAAGGACCTCTTAAGGTACCCGGCATTGGTCGTGGTATCGCAGGAAAGATCGATGAGTACATAACGACTGGTACAATTCGTAAACTTTTGAGATGAGATACTTATTTTAATTTAATCTTTTTCTTCATCATTTAATACTAACATCTTCCTAACTTCATCATACATAAGATTCAAAAGTGCAACCTTGTACGCGAGAAATCCAACGAATGTCGCGCCGTAGTCAAAATCAAACGCAAAAGGTGCACTATTCCACACAGTTTCAAATATAGCCGTTCCTATCGGAGCTAATAAATGTTTTTGAAACGGTGACTTTTCTATGTTTTCGACGTGTCTTTCTAGCAGCGATATGTATGCGAAAGAGGTCGCTACACCAATGGTGGAAGAGACACCTTGTTCGGCTCCATGTGTGATGAAATACATGGATGTGAGTGCGCCACCATACCCGAGTGTTGCATAGTTAATACGTTTTTTGAGTTTATCGTATTCTGTTTTAGGTTCAGCCGTGGCTCGTACCACTGTGTTATGGATAGACCACATTTATAAATAAAACGTGGTATTCCTTAAATTAGATAAAGATTGTAGTACCTTGTACATAAATGACCGAACTTTGTGTTAAAAGACTTGTTCAAGATGCTACTATTCCAACTCGTGGTTCTAGTGGTGCTGTTGGATATGATTTATATAGCGTCGATGAGGTTGTGGTATCTCCTTCACAACGGGCTCTTGTTGGTACGGGGGTTGCAGTTATTTTGCCAATGAATGTATACGGACGTGTTGCACCTCGTTCTGGTCTCGCAGTGAAGCATGGTATTCAAGTGGGTGCGGGAGTCGTGGATCCAGATTATCGAGGTGAGATTAAGGTTGTTCTATTTAATCAAGGCGACAAAGACTTTGAGATTAAGAAGGGTGATAGAATCGCGCAGCTCGTGTTAGAGAGATGTGAAACACCAGATGTGCGAGAGATTGAATCGCTCGACGAGACCGACCGTGGTTCGGGTGGGTTTGGTTCGACGGGTGCCTAATACCTTTTTCGGTCATCACAGAACCACATCATTTCTTCTGTTGGCATAAACAGAATGCCTTTGCGCATCGTCATCCATAACTTAGCCTGTTCAACGGATGGGTAACTCCACAACACCCACCTTTCCCAATACCCTGCACGAAAGGGATCGTCCCAATTTTCTTCCGTGCTGGTGTCCGCGTAAAGCATGCCCTTGTGTATTTCATAAGGATCGGTTTCTATTCTTACATCCTTGGGTATTTGAGCACCATGCCTTAGAAGATGTGCCCGCATGAGTTCTGGATTTCTATGATCCGTATAATCGATTTGTTCGTGTGAACCAAAATCAATGGTCTTTTTGTTTGGAAGTAGAACCCGCAATTTATGTGACACCACGGGACTTGGCTGGAGAACAACGTGCATTTAATGTACTTTACTTTTTAGTTTTTTTGTTTTGTAGCACAACGAATTTAAGATCACTTTTCTTAACATTTTCACGTGTGAGTGGGTTTACGAATAGTACCATGTTTCCGTTGGTGTTTATGGCATTCGTCATGGACATGCGCGCCATTTTACGGAATGAATTTGGTGAAAGATAAAGTTTTTTTATTTTGACAGCCTTGTCACCCGGTTTAAACGAGTTTATAGTTATTGGGTCTATAGGGAAGTTGTTTACATCTTTATTTTTCCATGTAATCCTATTCGTGTTTTTGTTTTGATCTGAATTCTTTTTCATCTTTTTTTCGTTTTTGGTGTAATTTGATGCGTTTGGTCTGTTACTGTTATTGAAATTAATACGACGACCTATTAAACCTGCGTTAGAAAAAGACATGATTGTTCGACGCATGCGCCTAAGATTGTCTAGACCTTGTCTCGTCATAACACTCGCACTATTACTTCTTAAAGACCGAGGTGGAGTCATCACAACTGAACGTGGTGAATTAGGTGTTTCTATGACGACTGAATTATTATTGTTATTCATATCTATGATAAATACATATATTTTTATTGCCTAAGTTAACCAAAACAATGACAATTTATAGTGCATCATGTTTGAAATCATGAGAGCGAGTATCGGTACCGGTGGTCCCCTGTTAGTTGAATACAAGGGTCGTATCATTTGTGAACATTGTATTATTATCACCCAAGAACACGTGAACCGAATGGTTCGTAAACTCCGTGACATCAGTTTCAATAAGATCGAACAAACTTCAGATCGCTCCTTTTCAGTTTCTTAACTACGAAACGAGTCTCTATTAAACGCATGTACGCATATGCGCATAATAATTCAATAATTTGTAATTTCTTATATAGATGCCATATAAACATTTTTAATACATAATTATCATGTTTGTTCCAAGTCTGTTCTCTCGTCGTAGTCGTTGTTCTAGCCATAAATGATATAAAAACATAGCTTCTAAGTCACGTATGAGGTCATACACATCACTTGATGGTATCACTATAAAGGTGGGTGAAGATGCAAAAGAAAATGATCACCTTACGGAGTCGAGTTACCCTAAAGAGTGGTGGTTACACGTAGACGGAGGACCTGGTTCTCATGTGATCGTGTGCTGTGAAGAAAATATATTACCGAAGGAAACAAAGCGAGACGCTGCTATGTTAGCAGTGCGTCACAGTAAATGTGCGAACGAAAGGAATGTCCGTGTAAACTTGGTGCGTGTTGGTCAAGTTATGAAATGTGATAGATTAAAAAATCACGGGCAAGTCTATTTGGATGGTGAGGTCATGCAACTTACCATTTTTCCTCGTAAAGAAAAAGAGCGTCTTGAAAGATTATTAAAAGCGAGGCGCAATTCATAGTATATGAGTCACCATGATTGGAAAGATGTACTCACTAAACACAGGGATGATTTGATTAATGACATAGAAAAAACCTTAATGGAATGTGGTCAATGGGAGGATACCGCTGGAATACAAACCATACCAATTTTATTTGAACACAAATCTAAACATTGGGAAGATGTAAAGAATGCATTCATTGACTCATGTGATAAAAAACCAGATTATGTCAGAGCTTGGGCATATATTGAAAGACCGGGTGTGGATAATAATTTATATCCCGGATGGCATTCACATGGTGATTTGAAAAAAGAAGGGGTATCTTTTAATTGTGGTGTAATGTATTTAGATAGATTTAAACAAGGTACCATGTTCAAAAAGGACGACAAAGAAATCGTTGGTGACCCGACTCCATTTGTGTGGCATACGTTTTCGCCACATGATGTGCATTGCCCTCCTAAATGGGATCCAAATTCTAGTATCACACGTTATGTGATAGCTTCCGAAGCGATGAGTCACCACTTTAGAAGTTGTACCAGTTTTTGGGATTAGCAATCCTTCGAATGTTACATGATACTAGAATAGTGACCGGCGATATAATACACATCTTCAAAACCTAACGCCTCTAATTTCTCTGCTGCAATTCTGGCTCTTTGCCCGGTGTTGCAATAGACGAGTAATCCTTTTTTTGGAAGTTCATCCGTTGTTTTTTCATTCATTTTAGTGACTGGTAAATGCAATGCTCTTGGATAATGTCCTAGTCTATATTCGGTGGACGTTCGTACATCTATGACTTTCTTTATCTTACCACTTTTAATCATTTTCTTAGCTTCTGATGAAGACACGAGGTTTTCTCCTGTGAATGTATATACGATTGCAGCTGTACCGAGTGCTATGATGAGTGGAATCATTTATATATACTCGGATAAAGATTATACCCGAATGTAATTCATGAGTCTTCAAATTAAGAAGCTACACGAAGATGCGATCATTCCTACGAGGACTTCACCTGGGTCAGTTGGGTATGATTTGTATAGCATGGAAGAGGTGATAGTCCCACCACTCGAACGTGCTTTTGTGAGTACGGGTGTATGTGCGCACTTACCACCTGGTGTATATGGACGCATTGCACCTAGATCTGGTTTGACACTCAAATATGGTATTCAAACTGGTGCGGGTGTCATCGATCCCGATTTTACGGGTGAGTTGAAAGTCATCCTACTTAATCACGGGAGTGAGCCGTTCGTCATTAAGAAGGGAAATAGAATTGCACAAATGATTTTGGAGAGATGTGAAACGCCTCTCATCGAAGAAGTGCAGGAACTTAGGGAAACGCAGCGAGGAACCCGTGGTTTTGGGTCTTCTGGGAAATAATTTAGTTCGAAAATGCAATACCAGCCATGCCATCCTTTACTCTCAAAATATTGTAATTTACGGCGTACACTCTATACAAACCATCATTGGCGCTGGAGCTTGGGGTGTGAATGGTAAGTTTCGCGTTATCAATTCGGGAGAAGTTCAGCGAGCCACTTGGTTGAGAACGGTTCATGGTCAGACAGAATGGCCATGTAAACAATGGAATCGCATCGAGCGATGATGGCGCGAGTGCCGTGGTGTGCATTTCATGAACAACGTTGTGGTGGAACGTGTTCGAACCATTTTCGAATAGGGCGAGACCGTTAATGTAGAGGGACGCGGTATCGAAACTATAATCACTCGCCCATCCAGTGCCAGACACATTTGAGGTCGTCAAGTGAAGCGCCTTGACTGGATGGTTGAAATAGGTCAAATCAATCGACGTGTCGGTCTTCGTCATTGGTTGATATTGGACTTGGGTCATAAGGATTTCATGTTCTTGGGACGTGAAATGTTCTCGTTCGGCGGTGTCCAAGTACGCGTACATGCCATATATCTTTGGGCTCGCACCCAAGTTACCGAGACCAGAACGGCACTTGATTCTCAATTCAACTTCGTGGTATTGCAATGCCACTAATGGAAGAGACTTGGTCCAATCTTCACTGAAAAAGAATGGAACCATGTAATAATCGGACGCGGTACCGGCGACACCCTTCGCATTGTCGGCGACAGTCTCGGAAGTCACTGAGCAGGTCGCTTTAGCTTGTGTATCACGGTACACAACATTGTGAACACCTTGCACGTACAATGAATCGAATTTACAAACTTCTTGTCCACCGATGTGAAGACTGAATTCGGTGACACCAGTATCACCCGCAGAAAAGAGACCATCTGTGTTCACGCCAACATTGGAAATGTTTGGGTGTTCTACCCATATATAGCTCAAAAGGTCACCCTTGGAGCGAATTGGTACGACGACTTCCGAGCCGCCCGTGAAAGTACCGATGTAATCCATGCGCTCTGGCTTGAGAGCAAAGTTTGTGTAGCGCTTGTAGTTTTGGCGCCAGAAACTGACTTGGGGTTCGCCAGTGATGTAGGCATCCTGAGCTCCGACTGATACAAGATCGACAAGTGCAGCTGACATAATTATTATTAAATGATATTAAAATTTTAGGTGCATAACGAAGTATGGTTGTCTTTCAAGCGCTCACCTGGGAGACCAAAGATACTGATGATGAGTACTTGGTGAGTATCTTCGGTAAAACGAGCGAGGGTAAGTCTGTCTGTGTAACGACGGCATTTACGCCTTACTTTTTTATAAAGTTACCACGTAACATAACACAACAGAAGGTGCAAATCATATACAATAAAATTGAAAGGGCGTGTCCTGGTTGTCTCGTGAGTTACAATACAATTCACCGTAAAGACGTTTGGGGTTTTCAAAATAACGAGCAATTTCCGTACCTTCAGTTATTTTTCAGAAACCTTGCTTCGCGGCGTATGGTTGCCGGGCGTCTTCGACGACCACTCCCAGATGAAAGTATTCGCATGAAAATGTACGAATCTAATCTGGATCCGGTACTTCGTCTTATGCATCGAACTGGTATTCAGTCAACTGGGTGGCTTGATACAGGTGACACGTGTACGACTGCATATAACGCACACGTTGACATCGACATCGAATGTAAGAATTGGCGGGATTTAAAACCCGTGGAAAATCCAGAGACGGCACCTTTTGTGGTTGCATCTGTGGATATTGAATGTAATAGTTCTACTGGTAAATTTCCGGATGCGGATATTGACGGTGATGCGTGTTTTCAAATTGCAATTTCACTTTGTAAATTTGGTAGTGACGAACCTTACGATAAGACGTGTTTATGTTACAAAAAGACGGATCCCGATTTAGAAGGTTCTACTATTCTATCATATGATACCGAGCGTGAAATGTTAATGGCGTTCCGTGAATATTTACATGCTAATGATGTCGACATTATCACCGGCTGGAACATATTTGGGTTTGATTTGGAGTATTTGATGAAACGCGCCATCATCACTCGGTGCGACCTTAAATTTTTCCAATTGAGTAAACTCCGTGGACATAATTGTGAACTTACCCTGAAGAAACTCTCTTCGAGTGCATTGGGTGATAATGACCTGAAACTCGTGAGTATGCCCGGTCGATTTATATTTGATTTGTTTCACGAAGTGAAGAAAGGCTACAAACTCGATTCATATAAACTCGACAATGTATCTAAATTGTACCTTGGTGACAATAAGATTGATATGCCAGCGAAAGAGATGTTTGCTCGCTACAAAGAAGGCGATCCGGTGAAACTACGGGAAGTTGCGGAGTATTGTATTAAGGATACGTTACTTCCTCATAGACTCTTGTCTAAATTGTGTATTCTTGTAAATCTATTGGAAATGGCGAAAGCAACTTGGACTCCGTTGTGTTATCTCGTTGAGCGAGGACAGCAAATCAAGGTGTTTAGTCAACTCACAAAGAAGGCGCGAGAGATGGGATTTATGGTACCCACGATTCAATATGGTCAGATGGGTGACCAAGGATATGAAGGTGCGACTGTGCTTGATGCACAAAAAGGTGCATATTATACTCCAATCACAGCCCTTGATTTCGAAGGTCTGTACCCTTCTATCATGATGGCGCATAACTTGTGTTATTCGAGTCTTGTTATGGATCCCAAATATGAAAATGTACCGGGTGTGGAGTATGAGACATTTGAGATTCCTGTACCGAGTAAAGTTGAGGGGCAACCACCGACAAAGCGTTTATGCAAATTTGCACAAGGTGTTCCTACGTTGTTACCGAGCATTCTGCTTGAATTGAAACAATTCAGAAAGCAAGCGAAGAAAGACATGGCGCTATCTACGGGTGCACTCAAAGCGATGTATAATGGTAAGCAATTAGCTTACAAAATCAGTATGAACTCCGTGTATGGATTCACTGGTGCATCAAAGGGAATGCTCCCATGTGTAAACATCGCGTCTACGGTAACAACAAAAGGTCGGAGTATGATTGATGAAACAAAGGAGTACGTGGAAAAGAACTTTCCGGGTGCGAAAGTGAGATACGGTGATACTGACTCAGTAATGGTTGAATTTGATGTAGGTGACCGTAAAGGCATCGAAGCCGTCGAATATAGTTGGGAAATTGGTGAACGCGCCGCTGAAGAGTGTAGCGCACTTTTCAAGAAACCTAACAATCTCGAATTGGAAAAAGTGTATTGGCCATATTTCCTCTATTCTAAAAAACGATACGCCGCAAAGTTATGGACGCAAGGTAAGGATGGAAAGATGAACATGGATTATATTGATGTGAAGGGTCTTCAGCTCGTGAGACGTGATAACACGGCGCATGTACGGGAAGTTTGTAAAGAACTTCTTGATGTCGTACTCGAGAGTAATGACACAGAAGCTCCGAGAGCTCTGGCTTTGCAACGTGCGATTGAACTGATTGAAGGAGACGTACCCATTGAAAAGCTCACACTTTCACAGGGTCTTTCTGATTCATACAAAGTAAAGGGTCAGAATGTATCTATAAATAGCCCAGATATCAAGGATATCAACCAGGCACACGTACAAGTTGTGAGAAAAATGAGAGAACGCCAACCTGGGTCGGAGCCTCAATCTGGTGACCGAGTTCCGTACGTTCTCGTGAAGACTGATGACCCGAAAGCAAAAGCTTTTGAAAAATCTGAAGATCCTAAATATGCGAAAGAGCATGATATCCCTATTGACTACGAATACTACTTCATGAATAAGTTTATAAACCCCGTATGTGACCTCATCGAGCCGTTGTTTGAAGATCCAAAAGAAGAGATATTTGGTGAACTCCTCACTAAAATCAAACCAAAAAGAAGACCAAGAAAGGCGAAAGAGACTCCTGTCGAAGAATTACCATTTAAAAACTAGATGCGTTATTATACTAAGGATGAAGATATCTGAGAATCTAGCCAGGGTATTTGAAGATGAGGTGGAACGGGTATGTCATGAAAGAATGCTTTTATACGCGCGGTCGGTGTCAAACATTCATAACATACCACTGAAACTTCTATTGAGAGATTTACCTAATCCCGGTGGTTATTGTATGGGTATTAAGAAGGGTGGTGAGCCGTGTACTAGAAAAGCGAGTCATGATGGTTATTGTGCAACGCATGCTACCACACCCAAACTTCATGACCCTGTGACCATGAGTGCAATTATCAGACATAATCATGCATTTCCTCCCATGTATAAAGCTGGATGCCCCGCGTGTGAATCATCAAATAGTAACCAGTTTAGAGATTTGAAGCTTATGATGTAATATGAGGAAATCAGATATCCTATTAAATTCAATTGATTCATTTTATGGTACACCCGAAAATGGACAAACGCTCATGCAAATTTTGTCTAAAACGGGTGGTATCTCACTTCGAAACTTGGAGTGGTTTATCACGAACTATTCTAAGAAAACTAATTTGATGTATAAAACAAATGACGGTAAGATTTTCAGTGTGCACTGCGCATATAAATCTACCCTTGATGGATATAGCAAGAAACTATTTGATCCATTTTGTCGATCAGACAAAATATCATATAGTGTCCCAGGTACAACTGATGAAATCAATACGACGCTCGCGCAACTCAATTTCATCAAATGGTGTATTAAAAATGGGATAATTAATTACATAAAAGAAAACAAAGATAAATTATTCGGTAAGTGATTCTTCGTATATAATACGATCAATTTCACTCATACCCTGTTCTCCTAAACTTGGAGAATACGATATGGGTTCGGTTCTATGTTCGAGGTAGCCATTTTCAAATGTGAGCGTCTTATACGCCGTGTAATATATATGACATGTGTATGATTCATCCGTTCCAAAATAAGGATTCATTTGAAAGTCAATTGTAGTTCGATTATTTTTTATATTTGTGAAGTCTAAACTCCCGGATGGGTCGACATTTCTTGGATTCATAGAAAACGTATAAGTGTATATGTTTCTGGGTGTTGAATGAAATTTATGATTCAAAACAGTGAGATACCTGTAATAGTGTGAATCTACATAATTTATGAATGGAAGTTCTTGACCATCTATGAATAGTTTCGCTGCGATTGCGACGTCATC